CACCATCTGACGATGTTGACCTAAGCCTTAATAATGTACTGCCTGTATCTTCTATATCAAGAGAATAATCAGGCGAAGTAGTTGCAATACCCAATCGTTCAGCACTAGCATCCCAAAATAAACCTTGCGTTGAGCCTGTGTCGTCATAGAAGGAGATGTCTCCTGTACCACCTATTCTTAATCTTTGTCTTTCAGTACCTGCATTTGCTGTTCTGAATGATATTGCTTTATCATTTGTACCTCCAGCATCTCCAGACGTAATTATTAAATCATTACCAGTAACAACTCCTATAGCTCCATATCCTGTTCCTGTAGAATCATTAATTCTTAAACCATTCAAACCATTTATATCTGTATTAGCTGATTGATTTATTGTTCCGCTACCATTAACAGTCAAACCATCACTTGTAACTGTTCCTGTAACATCAATTCCTGTTGAGGTTGTTACTAGTTTTTGTGCGTTGTCGTGATAAATTCTTACTGAACCATTTTCAATACCTCTGAAAAAATTATCGCCATTAGTAGCTTCAAGTAGTAATTCTGAGCCTTGTATTCTTAAATGACCCGAGCCACTTTCTTTAATGTAACTAGCACCATCAGAACCACTATGATAAATCTGTAAATCTGAGCCTGTGCCGAATACCGCCTTGTCATTATCGCCAAAAGCAATATCAGTACCGCCTGTTGTATTACCATTTGCAAGAATTTCTGAAAGTGTATCAACTGTACCAACTTGGCTATCTACATAAGCCTTTACAGACTGTTGAGTCGGTACAAGCGTTGCAGAGTTTGAAGACATATTATCTTCATCTACAAAGCCTGTTATAGTAATTGTACCGTCTGAGAGGCTTCCGTAAGTTATAGTACCATTTACATCTAGTGTAGTGGCAGGTGTTTGTGTGTTGATTCCAACATTATCGCCAACTATTCTCATAACTTCGCTGCCTAATGTGTCTATTCTAAAAGAACCATCATTAAGGCATCTCATAGCAACTGTTTTACTTTGCGTATTACTTCTATATGTCAAATCAAGCTGTCCACCGCTTACATGACCATCAATAGTTAGTTTTGCATTTACGCCTGAACCATTACCCTCTATTAATACATTAGCATCATTACCAGCACCGCCTGTGTTATATATGTGCAAAAGCTCACTTGGACTCGTAGTCCCAACACCCAATCTCTCAGCACTTGCGTCCCAGAAAAGTTTTGCAGTTGTTCCTGTATCTTCGTAAAAGGAGATGTCTCCAAATCTATCAATCTGCATTCTAGTAACAGTATCAGTACCATTATTGGAGTTAAATTTAATAAGTCCATGTGTACTTGTATTTGAACTTTGTATTGTTGTTGTACCTGCATTATGTTTAAATTCTGCACCCTGATTTGTAGCTGTAGTATCAACTAATGAAAGTGTTGGGTTTCCGTCTGATATTGTGGCATCACCATCAACAGTCAAACCATCAACAGTAGCAGAACCTGTAACATCTATAGCATGTGAAAAATCAAACCTATCGTTTGCAGCATTCCAAAGAATCGTAGCATCTGTACTTGCATCTACAGCATCTTGAATAGTTATACCAGCTCCATCAGCGTTTGAAGATGTATCTCCGGTACCATAGTTTAATGTAATGTTTTTATCTTCTACATCAAGTGTTGCAGTGTTTAAAGTTACTGTAGTGCCTTCAACAGTTAAATTACCTGTAACAACTGCGTTACCTGTAATGTTTGCAGTACCACTTAAATAAAGGTCTTTAAACTTTAAAGCACTTGTACCTAAGTCTACATCGTTATTAGTGGTAGGTACAATAGCTCCATCAGCTATATAGAGTTGTTGTGTTGAAGTTCCGGATACATCTACCCAAAATTCTATATGGTCATTAGTTGTATCTACTAAAATTTTGTTAAGTGGTGTAGCTAATCCTGCATCACCAAGTACACTAATAACTGGTCCTTCACCTACTGTTCCATCATGTTTATGTCCAGTAGCACTATCAAAAGCAGAAACTAATTGATTATATTCGTTATTAAATAATGCTGCAGTTATTAAATCACCATCTGCAAATGTACTTTGTCTAACATAACTTGCCATGTATTATCTCCTGCCTGAAGGTATAAAGTCTATATAAAAACCATTTATAATGTAAGGTGGTTTTTTATCGTTTGTTGAAATTCTAAAAGAGTTACTATGACCACTTCCTTGTAATGCTACTCTAACTAGTGGTTGCTCTCCTGCTCCAAAAATTGAAGAACCAAATGTAGCTGAACCAAACAATGAAGGTGCATCTACAGTTAAGTTGTAGTCTGGTGGTTGTGGTAAATCTATACTATCGTAATCGTATCTAATTCTTAGTGTTGGAGTTATATCTCCTTCTGGAGCTATTGACATTTTAATATAGTGTAAAGTTTTTAAAGTTCCTAAGTCTCCATAATCATAATCTGGAGTTTGGTACTTAGCATCTATATTAGCTCCATCAAAATCATCACCACTGTCATGAACATAAACATAACCGTTTGTATCTCCGTGGTAGTAAGTTTCAATACCTTCGTTATCAAAGTTAGAATTTATTGAAGTTACTTCTAAACCTAATGTCTCTGACCATTCAAAGCCAGTAGGTCTTAATGTTCCTATAATACCTTTTTGTCCAGTATTAGGAACACCTATATTAGTATAAAATAATCTGTATTGTGATTTTTCTCTGATAACTAAACTACTAATAATAAAGTCATCAATGTTTCTAGCTAGGTTAATCATTAAAGGTTGTATAGGTTTTGAAACTGTACCTAACTCAACGTCACCAATCCTAGCTGTACCAGCAACTGTTCTAATACCATCAGGTGCTAAGAATACTAAGTCACCACCAATCTCTTGAATACTGTAGCCGCTTAAACAACCTACGTTTTCTGCAACAGGAACAATTGCTATCGGAGGACTATCGTTTAATCCGCTATTTATATTTACAAGTTTATGAATACTATTTTCACAAAATATAAATAAGTCTTCACGGAAACCTTTAATTCCTACTATTTGGTCTGATATTGCTATAGCATTCGTGCTTGGAAAAGATGAAAAAGTATTTTTAGAACTATAATATAAAGTGTTTAAATTATCTTCAACTCCAGCAGCTATTAAATGGTGGTCATGTACTGTAACATACTTAACAGCTTTACTGTTTCCTGCAACGTCTACTAAACTAGTATGAAAAGTTCTAGTGTTTAAATTACCTGAACCTTCCATTCTAAAACTAAAAACAACATTAGCTCCGTCAGCTATATTAAGTTCACCATAATCAAACGTAGCACCTTCAAAAAGTGCAAAAGAACATTGTCCTTGTGCTGTTCTAGCTGTAACAGCTTTACCTGTAAAGGTTGTGTAGTCATCGCCACTACTATGAGATAACTTATTTATCTGTAACCAAGTAATTCCATCGTTACTGAAAAATATATCTGTTCCTGCACAGACTACTACTCCATCTGCGTAAGGAAAAACTCCTAAGATATCTGTGACTCCACCAGTAGGTTGAGTTGCACTTGAACCTCCAAGCTTACTATAACCGTTAATACGTCTGTAGCCACCTTCTGTAGCTACTTCAAAGTTTTGTAATGTCTTTGCAACTCCGGGAGTTTTAAGTAAGTCAATAGAGTTTACTGATTTTACTAATCCTCCGTTACATGCAACGGTGTAAGGTTGTGAACGTGCCATATAATTTAAAAGTAGGTTCTATCGTCTGTCATATATTTAGGGGCTGGATTCATGAGATTAGATTTCATATGCTTCATCCCCTTTTTAAAGTCTTCTAAAGCAAAGGCTGCTTGTTGTGGACTTTCTTTAAACTGCCATACATAGTATCTTGCTTTAGCAGTTATAATGTTAGCATACTGGTCTGGTAATGCTATTGTGTCACCATGTGCTACAAGCTCTACAGGCTTTGTAAAAGCATAAAAGTGAATATTGTAAACTTTGTCAGGTATTGGACTTAATCCAAACTTCCTGTTGTCAGGAGATTTAATTACAAATTTAGGCTCTCCGTATGCCTGTGTGTTTGCATCGTCTGCATTTTCACTATCTCTATAATATCTTTTCCAGTCTGCATGTGTAATAAATTTTAAACCTTTAGAGACGTGAGGAGCTGTTTCACCATTTACATTTATTGTTGTGGCATAAAAGTCATCCCAATCTACAGAAGCATAGTCTGTAATAATATTAGAACTATCAGCTTTTAATAAGTACCATCTTTGTCCAGCTACACTCGGAACTGTTACGTTACCATAGAAAGGGTCAGTAGCTCCACTAACTCCTGCTGAAAAGAAAGGTAGTTGTGGTTCTTCGTTAGCTATATCAAACAAAGATTTATTAATTGAATCTTTTACAAATTTCTGAATACCTGTAGCGTTTGCAAAAGTAGAAGTAGTAAGAGGAACCTCGTTCAGTTCTCTTAGTACTTCATTTGTAATATCAATATATGTTGTAGCCATTATTTTTTATGAACCTTTTGAATTGGAAAGTTTGCTTCTAAACTAGCACCTTTATGTTTTACAAACTTACCTGTGTGTTTCATTAATTTATAACCACCTTTAGCTTGTTTCATCCAGTGGTATCCTTTAGGTGCTTTAACTTTCACTATTTTTCGCCTTTTATTTTCATAGTGTTATAACCGGCTTTACCTTTACAGGACGATTCCATATCGTATACAGAAGCATATCCACCTTTGTTATAAGCTTGTCTTACTTTCCCACCTTTCATGTAACCTTTTTTCTTTTTATCTTTTCCGTATTTCATTTATTTTCCTCTATATAAAGAGGAGGAGTCCGAAGACTCCCCCATGTTGATTATTAGTCTACTATGTAGAAAGATTTAACCAGAGCTTCTGGTCTAAGTACTTTAGCACCGTAAACATGTAATCCTCTAACAATGTCACCAAATGAATTAGGGTCTCTAATTACTTCTGTTGATGTAATTGTTTGAGCAGTAGAAACTGCTGACATATGTCCAGCAAGACATTGTTTTACTGCACCACCAGTAGTAGTAGCTGGAACATTGTTTGATTTATACATATTAAAACCTCTCAACTTACCTGTTGAAACAAGTCCATTTCTAATTGAACCTTGTCCAGCATTAAAGTCTACTGATAATAATTTAGAACCTGACTGTGATAACTCTTCATAGAAATCAGGACTAGCTACAAACCATCTACCTTCTTCAGGTACATTTTGGTCATCTAGTAATCTAGCCATTCTAGCCATAAGGTCTAAAGCATCAACACCGCCACCATCTGAACCTAAAAGGTCGATAGGGTCTGTTGAAGCTAAACTACCAGAAGCAGCATTAGCTGTATCTCCACCAATTGTCATATCTGGTCCACTTGCTGAAACACCTGATGCTATTCTAGTTAAAACACCTGCATCAAATGCATCTCTTAAAGCATAAGCAGCAGATGAACTAGCTACTTCTTTAAAGTTTACATGTGACATTTGACTTTCAATATCATCTACGATGAATTTAAAAGCGTTAGCTGTGTCTACAACAAGAGTAGTTTCTGCATCTGCTAAAGTTGTTTTATTAACATCTGCTCCTCTTTCATATTGATGAACATCAATTGTTGGTTCTTTTATAATTTTAACAGTATCTCCATATCCTGAGATTTCACCTGTGTAGTCTGTATTTGTAACTGCTTCGACAACAGAGGCTTTCCTAAAAAAGTTTAAGACCTTCTTAGAATAAACTTCAGGTAGAAAATTGTTATTAGTAAAGTTAGAACCAGAAGATTGTGCAAAATTCTGGTCTATTACATTATTTGGCATTTTATTTTCTCCTAATAAAATATATTATTTATTTTTGAACTCTGCCTTCAAACATAGCTTGACTGATTTCACTTTCGTATTTATCAAACTCGTCCATGCTCATGGCAGAAATCTCCTTAGTAGTCCAAACTTTATCTTGCTTTGGCTCAACACTTGTAGTTTTAGTTGAGACCATATCAGCAGCAGATTGTTTGGATTTTTTAGAACTTGACTTCTTCGGTGCAACATCCAATCCAATATCTTTTTTAAATAAATCTAAAGCTCTTGAAGCTAGGTCAGCATCATCAGTATTTTTATAAACCCAATTTTGAATTGAGTTTGGCTGAGACTTTGCCCAATCATGAAAATCATCACTGTTTTTAATATCTTCAAAATCAGGATGTTTTTCCATCAATCGCTTTTCAGCATCTTTTCTAATAAGCTCTTTTTCACGTTGTTGTAAAGCTTCTAATCTTTCTTCTAAAACTTTAGATTTCTCTGAAGCTTGAAGATGAGATACAGTTTCTACAACTTCGTAAACATCAGGATAATTATTTTTAAACTCTTCTAGTTCTTCTGGAGATTTAGGAGCTTTATACTCAGTTCTATTTTTAGTAGCTTCGTCTATTAACTCTTGTTCTCTAGATTTAAACTCATTAAGTTTA